TCTCTCGCTCACTCACTGCGCTATCCCCCACCCAATCAAGGCCCAGACCAGCCAGGCAATAAGCGAGACATTGATGGCGGCAAAGACTGCGAAAACCGTGGCAATCGCTTGCCCGAGACCGTCCTGCACGCCTCTTACCCATATCCGGTGAAAGTGCAGGAATGCACCAATGGTGATTGCCAGCGGCAGGAGCCACCAGCCGAGTGTTATAGTCATGGAGCCTCCTGAAGCAGTTTGAACGCGCACACCGTATTGGAAAGAGCGAGCAGGGCCGGCCAGACAATCTCATTTCCCGGCGTTTGCGCGCCCAGTTTGTGGCCCGTAATGAGCCAAAGCAGGCAGGCCAATACAAAGCAAATTTTCCCGGTCACTCGATCACCCCCGGTTCATCTGAAATCACCACCCTGATGGCGCCACCCTTCTTCACTTCACCGCGCACAATGGTGAGATGGTCAATCTGCTCGTCATCACCCCATACGCCGGCATGGGTCAGAGCGTCGAGAATTGCTTTCGGTAGGTTGTCCAGGTCCCGGGCACGGTTGTCCGGGGCATTGGCCTTAATCCAGACCGAAACGCGGCCGTGAATCTTTCGGTGCTTGATGCCAATCCGACACAGCACAGCCTTTCGGTAATCTCTGCCTTTCTTGCTGATCAGCACCCTGGGGCGTCGGTTAACGATGGTGTGGCGCCAGTAGGTGTTGACTGATGGCGGCCATGGCAAATCGAAAGCCAGGTTCATGCCGCCACCTTCACGAACTTGTACCCCTGCTCTACCAGCAGGCGCTGTGTGTTGATCACCCCTTCCAGGTGGTACAGATCACGCTCAGCCCGGGTGTGGGTCTTTACGTAACCACCATCCAGCCATTCGTGGCAGGCACTGCAGGCATAGGCCGCTTCGTGGTCATGGGCTTTCAGGGCCAGACCGGCGCCATTCAGGTGGGCCAGTACCGTGGTGGACGAATCCCCGTTGCAGATGAACGGCACCCGCACCTGGCAAGGCTGGCCATTTGCGCTCTGGCGAATGGGCGTTGCCTTTGGTCGGCTGGAACGCTTCATCGGGGCCTTGGCCTTGAGCGGAGTCTTTCGTTTGAGAGGGCTACGCTTCATTGTTCCCTCTCATGTTCTTATGAGGGAAGTCACGACCAACATCCGCGGTATCGGGCAACACTGCCCACGCCGTGTAGAAGTCCTCATAAAACGGCTCTCCCGCAAACGGTCGAAAACAATGGAAGTCTCCATCTTCCCAGAACTCAGCGATGGCAATATGGAAACCATCGCAGGGGTTAAAGACCACGCATTCGCGGTCTTCATACACCTGCCCTGGCTTTTGATCGCTGCTATGAAATGTCAATCCAAACGCTGACGTAGATACCTTCACACCTCACCCCGCTCATCAAAAGCCGCCGCAGCATAGGCGCGCCACGTTGGCTTGAACTCGGATTGCCGGTTGACCAACTCCTGAATCCGGCCACCACGGGCAATGAAGGCGTCTGTATCACGGCGCAGTTGCTCGGAAATCTGTTGTTTGTCCTGCTTGCGGGTCTGGCCGGTGCCGATGCTGGGCGTATGCACCCGGGCCTTCATCATTCGCTTGAATTCTGCTCGGTTCACTGCTCAGTCTCCCCGGTAGTAGGTGCCCATCGGGCCGTGTTTGTTCTCGGTGTGGCTGGTGTTCATCAGCTGGCGGCGTAGTCGTTCGATCTCGGCAGCCTTCTCGTTACATTCCAGCCTGAGCTGTAGAATTAGATCCTGAACCGACAGAGCTAGATCTGCGTCTTTCGCGACGTAACCGCTACTCTCGCAATCAGGACACGGCATTTCATGGAACAGGCCACTAACGACTCCCCTGCCGTGGCAGGCTGGGCACTTCTTCAGCTCTACCTGCTGCTGGCGGAATGAAGGGCCAGATCTCTTCACGCAGCCTCCGGTTCTGGTGAATAACCGCCAGCGTTCAGCCGGAACAGTTCTGGACCATCCTCGCGGCCAACCATCAACACCATTTCGCTGTCCGCCAGACGGTGAAGGGATGCCCGGGAATCCTCGGCGGATTCGTTAATGCCGATCGCCACGTTGCAAACGGTCTGGGGCGGCTGCCCCACCAGGAACTCCAGAACCTTCTTGTCGAAGGCCCGCTGCTCAGTCAGACTTCTCATGCCACTGCCTCCGCTCTCATAATCACCACATCAACAGACGCGCCTCGGAACTGGTTTTCGTAGACCTTTGACCAGGTGAGGCTCATGCCGGGCAGCAGGTCTTTGCCCTTTGCGCTGGCCGGAAGAATGGCCACCAGAACACCATCGGGGCGAAGCATGGTTGCCGCGTGCTCGATGTGAGCCTGCCAGCGGCCTTGGCTGTAAGGAGGGTTCATTACAATGCGCGGGAACCGGTGTTCAGTGCCCCACTTAAGAAAATCGACCTTGTGCACGGCATGGCCCTTTTCTTCCAGAACCTTGCAGTGCAGGCCGCTGACCTCAACGCACTGAACAGGGGCGAACCGGGCGATAATGTCTGCCAGGCATCCGGTGCCCGCCGATGGCTCCAACGTCAGCGTGTCAATCTCCAGCCCTGCCAGCTCCACCGCATCCCGGGCAATGTGCTCAGGCGTCGGGTAGAACTGGTGGCTTTTCTGGTCAGGGATAACGCCGGTGCACACGATCTCTTTGATGACCGGGTCCGGGTCGTAGTCGAACTGATACCAGCTGTATGCGTTGGTGTTCTGCTTCACGCCGCCCAACAACTCCAGCACCTGCTCAACCTCGGCGATTACATGCTTGTCCTTTTCGTGGGATTCGATGCGGACAGCGTTCGGAATCAGCCGGCGGCTACGCTCTGCGGTGTCATAGGCCCGGCCAAGCCGGTGAAGAACGTCCAGAACCGCGAACGGTAAAGGCCTTTCCATCAAGGTAAATTCTTTTACCTTGCGCTTGGGCTTCTGCCGGAACCGGGACGGAATGGCGGTCGGGTACAGGTGGTGCAGGATCTCATTCAGGCGCCACGCCATATCCGGGTGCACTTCCAGGTGGGCATTGCCGTTCATGTAGCAGCGGATTCGCAGGGCTCCACCATCCACCGGCACCCACTCGCCCCGATGATTGGCCCGGGCGATCTCGACAACCCGGTTGCTGGCATTCCAGTCTGGCTCATCGCGTCCCATGAATTTCGCAATCACCTGGCGTAGATCATTCAGGTGGCCGGTCTGGCTGCGGGAATAGTTGCCCCAGTCGTTGGTCACACCGGTCAGGATCATGCGCTTGCCGAATCCCTCCGGCTGATTGGTCACGTGCGTCTTGCTCAGGGCCCGGAAAATGCCGTCTACCTTCTCGGCCAGAAAGTCCATGCGCTGGGCCAGCAAATCGGCCAGCGTGGCGCGAACGGCACCTTCTTCGAACTCCGGCGCCTTATGGCTGTGGATCAGATCAAACCACTCTTCCCGGCGCTTCGTCGGCATGAAGTCCAGAACGTCCGTCAGGCTCAGGGCTTGGTGCCAGTAGCTAGCATCCAGCGCGGCCAGACCGCTTTCCAATTTAAAGCTCGGCGTATTGCCCGCCTGGTGGTGTTGGCGCTTAGCGGCATCCTCGAAGTACGAAATCACCGAGCGGAAGTCATCGCCGGACACGTACTCCACCACTCGCTCCATGCGCTGGCGCTCTTCCCGGTACCGGCCAATCAGGCTATCCACCATGTCCGTACTGGCTGGGGCGAAGAACTGAGCCTCGGTTATGGCTTGTACTTTTGCATTCACGCCGCCACCTCCATGCCCTGCTCTTTCCGGCGCTCATCCGCCAGCTGATCCAGCATCCACTGCGGGGCGTTGTGCACCTGGTATACGTGCACGGTCTCCCCGGCCCTTTTCTCCGTCCAGTGGCGAACGTCCAGGCAGTAGCCCTCGGGCTCGTCTTTCCGGTAATCCCTCAGCCGGGCCGTCACCTCTTTGGCCGGGTGCAGGCCAAGGGCGTCGGTAATGTCCAACTTGCTGCGGGCCTTGCCGTCCAGCATCAGGCGAAGAACCCGGCCGGCAACACTGTCTTTGCGTGGGAGTTTCATGCAGCCACCCCCTTCTTCCGAGAGGTCAGCGGGTTTACCCAGTCCATCATCCAAAGCTGGGTGTCCAACGCCTGAACCGAAATCTTGTGGATCTTGGCGATCTGCTCCTTCGAGCGGTAAGGGCTCACTGAGGCCAGGCGGTCACGCTCTTTGGCGCATGCCACAATCAGGCGGCATTCATCGTCAGAAAGCCCCGGAACGTCCAGGCCTTCCAGAACCCTGCAGATTGCCCGGCGGCTGTACTCGAACTTCACCGCCAGGCGACGATCTGAAAGCTGGTTTTCCTCTGCCCGGGCTTCACAGCCAGCGATGTACTCTTCTGCCGCGGCCCTCAGCTTCGGGCCGTACTCAGAATTACTCATGACTGGGGCGCTCCTCGATGAAACAGGCACGGCCGGCAAGGACGGCTTGCGCGGTTTGGCTTGCGAGCAACCCGCAACGGCGGCGCTGTTCTTTCCGCCAGCCAGGCTCAGGCAATGCAGTCGGGAACACG